CACGCAAATAGGCAGCACTAGACGCATACCATTTTTCTGCTGTAATAAAAAGCATATTGTAATCTTGACTGATGCTTGTTACCGCTGTCGTTGCACCGCTTAGCGTTGTCGTGCTAAGCAAAGTCATACCGCCAGCGCTAGCCGCTGTCCATGCCGAACCGTTGTAATACTGCAACGCGTCAGTTGCCTCAATGTATGCAAACTGACCCTCGGCTAAAGTCTTTTCGCCCGTGCCACCAAAAGCCGCGTCACGCGTCGTAGTCGTAGCAAAAACGGGTATTCCGCTGTTCGTTATATTTAAATTGGCAGCGGTTAATACCTCGCCGCTTGCGTACACCGGTACCGAGGTTGTTGCATTTGCGCCCATGGGTTTACTTTATCCTAAAACGGGTTGAGGGTCGGTTATTCCAATAATTCCGTAAATGGCGTCGTTTAAAATAAATTCGTACACAATCGTTGTAGGGCTGGTACTGATTAGGACGCTATGCCCGGTAGCAAAGTTTAGGCGGTGCTCTATGCCCTCTATGGCTAGCTCTTGGGCTAACTCGCTGGTTGTCAGGCCCGTGGTAAAAGTTTTTTCTATGGTGATTGTGTCGCCAATCTCGAGCGTGGCTACCGTGTCGCGTTGGCTGCCTGTTAGCAAGGTAAACGACGTTTCTACGGACGTGTAGCGGGCTTCGGGTTGGCCGTTTAGTAGGTAGCTGGCGGCCGTGGATATTGACCCGGCTTCGTGTAACAAGCTATTGCCAATGTTTGTAGTTTGTATAAAGTACGTGGCTATTGACGGGTCATCGGTGGCGGTAGAGCTTGTGCCGTTTAGCCCTGTAACTACGGTGCGGTTTATTACTTGGTCGGCTTCGAACGATATGCCTACGCCCGTAAATTTAAGGGTGCCGGGTGCGCCGTCGTCGTGGAAGTCCGCCGAGCTGCCCGCCAACGTGTTGCCTATTCGGTTTTGAAACGTTAGGACGCCTGCTCGAGACATGAAAAGCCGCCCAAATTCGGCGGTGTCGTTTATTTGGGTTAGGTAATTAAGTACGTTTGTACCGGCTGGCACGATATAGGCGGCGGCGTGGCCGAGGTTTACGGTGCCTGTAGCAATGTTGCGGGCCGCTAACGGAAACGCTACCTCGGGCAAATCTAGGACGGTTTCTATGCGCTCGCCCGAGGTTTCGGCGGTTACGTTGAGTTCGTTTAGTACGGTTTGGCTTAGCAAATAGAATTGGTCGGCACAATAAACCTCTACCGTGTCGCTGCCGCCAAGTGCAAAATTGTAGTCGTAGTTAACTATGTAGCCGTTAAAAATGTATTGCGGCGTGTTTGTGCTGTCGTAGCGTAGTAACCGTACTTCGCGCATTGGTGCTAGCCCGGGTTGTGCCGTGGCCGGGTCATAAAATGGGCTATCCGTATTAAACGGGTTAAAAACTCCATTGGCTAGCGTGTCGTCGAGCGTAAAGGTCATGGTGCCAGCGCCGAACGTGTCGCCTTGGTCACGTCGGCCTCGGCGTACGTTGACGTTTAGCGCACCGTCTAAAACGCTTGCAAATTCGGTAGTTCCGTCTAATACGTATTCGGTGCTTCCAATTACTCCGCGCGTAGTGTCGTCGAGTGTAAACGCGTCAACTAAAAACCCTGTCGCTATTTGTAGGTCATAGTTGCCCGATTGGACTACAGCAACAGCCATGTTATGCCACGTTTAATTGCAGCGGGCCAGCGGTACGCGAATAAGCCCGCAACGCGTTAACGACGCTTTGCCCTATTTCGGCGCTAGTAGACAATCCGCCAGCCACGTTTATTGTTACGCCGCTACCGCCCATGTTGCTCATTTGGGATAGTGGTATTACAGCCTCGGGGCCTGCCTCGCCAATCATGGCAAGCGTTGGCCCGGTCACTATGCCGCCGTCCGCCATTTTAGGTATTGAGCTGCTAATTGTAGAAACAATACGGTTAACCCGCTCGGTTACTACTACGTCAATGTTTACCGAGCGCTTAAGCTTTGCGGCTATTTCGTCCATTTTTGCCATAAGTTTTGGCGTTAATTTGGTTAGCTCGCCCTCAAGGCCGTTAACAATAAATTGCGCTTGGTCTACGCCCGTCTTATACCACTTGTTGGCGGCTTGTATGCCTACCTTGTCGGCTGCCCGTTGAGCGGCCTCTACAAGCGCGTTAGTTTCGTCTATAGCGGCTTGGCCGCCTTTTACAAGCTCTAGCGCTATTTCGGCGCCAGCGACGTTGCCAGCCTCGAGCACGTAACCCAATGCCTCTTGCGAAAGATTCATTTCTAACGCTTTGCCAAGGTTGTTGCCGTAGTCCTCTACGCCTTTAACTTGTGTGCGTAACGCGTCCAAAAAGCCTTTAAAGCCGTAATCGCCAGCCTCAAGCGCGGCGTTAAAATCGAGCGCACCCTTAACAGCGTCGCTTACCTTGGTGGCAAAATCGTTAAATTCGCCTTGCGCCTCGGCCAGCTTGTCTTTAGCGGTGTCTACTGCCTCGCTAAGTTTTTCTTTAAGCGCCTCGGCAAAACTCTCAACCTCTTTTTTAGCGCCGCCCACATTGTCTTTTGTCTCTTTAAATTTAGAATTAAATACACCGGCAGCGTCCGCTACGCGCATTTGCTGTTGGGCCGACAAACCAAGCGCCTTGTTGTAAGCGCCTGTTTCTTGCTCGGCGTCAAAATAACCCGAACCAATAGCCTGCAAGCCGTTAACAAACGCCGATATTGGGTTTATTAGCTCGAGGATTAACTTGCCAAATTTGCCTACTTTTACCGTGGCGTTAGTTGCCGGGGTTGGCATATTGCTAAACGCGTCGTTAATTTTTACTAGACCGTTAGCAAAATCAGTTGCCGCTGGCAATAGTTGTTGGCCTAGTTGTATTTGAAAGTTTTTAAACAATGCGCTTAGGGTGCGTTGCTTGTTAGCGAGGCCGTCGGCTGTCCTAGCAAAGTCGCCTTGCGCGTCGCCTGTCTGTTTATAGATAGCGGATTGTGCCGCCAAAATCTTTTGTTGAGCTGTTAACGCACCGCTGCCCTTGTATATGCCCAATTCCATTGCCTCGGCTTTTAAGGTGGCGTCGTTTAGCAATACACCAAAACGGCGTAAAGGTTCTGCCTCGCCACGTAGGGCCGCGCCAATGGCCTGTACGGCCTCCTCGGGCGTTGTGTTGTTAAACGAGGCTAGGTCAGTAGACAGCGTTACAAAGTCGGTGGTAAACGTGCTTAAATCCTCGCCAGCGAGCCCGGCAGCTTTACCGAACGTGCCGAAAGCACCGGCAGCGTCGAGTACCGATTGCTTAGACTGGCCAAGCTCTCGAGCGGCCGTGTTAGCAAAGTCTTTAACGCTCTTGGACGCCCGCCCAAAAATTACGTTTACTTTGCTGGTTGCTTCCTCAAAATCCGAGGCTGCTTTAATGGCGGGGGCAATAACTTGGGTTATGGTGCCGATAGCGGCGGCAGCTGGTAGCAATGCGCGCTGCAAAATAAAGCCTGCTTTTTGGGTTGTTGTCGTAAGGCTTTTAAATTCGCGTTGAGCGTCGGCAACACCCTTGCCACTAAAACTTGTTAAAATCGGTATGTTAATTGCCACGGGATACCACCAAATTACGGTTTGTTTGTTCCATAACTTTACCCACAATGCTTAGTAGCTCGGCGGTTACTGCCGGGCGGTTGCTTTCCACGGCCTTGTCGATTACACGTGGGGCGTCTCCTACCTCTTTTTTTAGACTTGCAATAAACGCCGTGTTGCGGATACCGCTAATGCCAGCGCCCGCGTGGTCATAGATAGCGCCCGCAAAACTCTTTTGTTGTACCACCATTAAACGGTATGGCTTGGCAGCGTACACAACTTGCCGGGTGTAGCCGCCTTGGTCAAAATCTACGTAGCGCTCTTTAGTTGCTCGTACACCTACGCGCACGTTAAAACCGCCTTGCACCTCGGATATGTTCCAAGCGGCCTCTCGGCCACGGATTAGCGAGCCTCGACGCATACCGGATAGCGGGGCACCGTTGCTACGCGATTGTGTAGAAACCATGCTTCGGGCCTCTTGCACAATTTGATTGCCAACGGTTTTAATGTCTTTAGTTACTTGCCGCCTAATTTTGCGGTCTATGTCGTTTAACTCTTTTAACGCGTTTTGCACCCCGTAAACGTCAATTTGTCCGGTTATGCCCATAGCGTCGCTACCTTTTTTTGTGTGCCTCTGTCAACACTTTAGCCACCGTCTGCAAGTCTTGTAGCTCAAACGGGATATTAGGCGGCCACCAACCGACAGCTACTAGCACCTCGGCTAGCTGGCGTCTGTAGGTGCCGCTTCGGTAAAACTTGGTTGCTCTTGCTCGACAACCTCAATGTTGACAAGCTGTTTAATAAAGTTGTCAAACTCTGCCGGTACAACAATCTTGTTTAACTTAGACGCCTCAAACGCCAAATAAGC